CGTTGCTTGCCATCTGACTTACCGCTTCGCTGGTGTCCAGACGAACAAGCAATTCTTTCTCCATGCTGCCGCTGTATGCGCTGGTATCACCAGCCATAAGCAAGGCATTCTGGAATGCAGGCAAGTTGCCCACAATTTTTGAAACGCCCTCAATGGCCCACTGTCCAAACAGCGTTTTGATGGTCGCAGTCTGCTGGTACTTGTCCTGTTTCGAGATTGCCTCAAAGACTTTGTACAGAGTGCTTGCTGCACCATCTTCTCCGTTCGGCCCGGTGGACTGCATATCCTTTGCAATCTGCGCAGGATCAAAGCCGAGTCTGTTCCATGCGCCCACCTGCGCATCCGTCGCACTGTTGCCCAGGGTGATGTTTGTAAACACACGGTTCAGACTTGTTCCGGCCTTTCCCTCATTAACGCCCATAGCCAGCATGGTGGCTGCCAGCGCAGAGGTCGTGTGCAGGTCAACGCCAGCTGTCTGGCCAACACCGCCGGACGTATTCACCACGCTGGCGATTTCCGCCGCCGTGGTAGCCATGTGTCCGCCCAGGTAGTTGATGGAATCTGCAATGTCGATAATCTGGTTATGGGTCTTACCAAAAGCGGTTTCCCACTTTGCCATATAATCGGCCGCAGACTTCGCATCAATATCCCACGCAGCAGCCAGCCGGGCCGTATCGTACAGGTAGCTTTTTTCGCCGGTCTGCTGGTTATCCAGAAAGATTTGCTCATAGCTCTTACCGGACTGTCCCAGCGATGCGGCGATCTGCGCCATCTCGTCCCGTTTGATTGGGACCTGCGTGGTCATCTTGAGGATTGCGTCCTCCATGGTGGCACGCTTTTCCGGGTCAATGCTGCCGTCATCGTTCATGATGCCGCCAACATACTTGACTGCATCTGCCGCCTGGGCTTGGTATTCCTCTGCCATGGAGGTTGTCTTTTTAATCATGACAGCGGACGCAGTTGTCAGCGTCGCCATGATTCCCAGTCCGGTTTTCCCGATTACGCCCAGAGTGTTTGCTACCGTGCTGCCCAGTGACTTGGTTCCCGTCAATGCGTTTGCCAGATCACCGGTCAGCCCCTTCGTCTGCTTTATTGCAGTTACAAGGGATGGGTCCACCTTGCCCATGATGCGGATGCTAAGGTCTAGTGCTCCATTTCCCGCCATACGTCTGCCACCTCGTTACACAGATCCACCAGCTCCCGCCGGGGCAGGTGCAGCAGATCCGTCATGTTGGAATGCGTGGCAATGGATAGCTGGATAGCCGCTTTCCGAAGTCCTTTTGCCCCGCCTTTTACTCGAAAAAATCAGAGTTTACAGCATCACGCAGCTTGACCGCCTCGCACAGCGGCAGACCAGCAAAGAAGTCCACCGGATAGCCGGTGCCCATGCTGGCAATGATACAGCAGTACAGGTAATTGCGATGAGTATTCACCGGTGCAAATCCGCCCGCAGCCATACGGTTTTCTGCCATGGATTCGCTCATAGTGTTCAGTTCGCCCACGCCGGACAGGTCGATGCCGTCAAAGGTCTTGCCCTTCAGTTCCGCCTTTTCGCTGCCCTCGTAGGTGTAGGGGGCTGCAAACTTCAGGGTGTGAGATTCCAGCTGCTTTTTCACTTCATCGGCGTTCTCGCTGTTATCCATGCCCTTGACGACCGCCGCCTGCACTTTTTTGATTTTGCCGCGGGGCATGAGCTTGAAGAACTCCACAGGCTTGCCAGTGGCCTTAACGGCCATTTCCTGTGCAAAAGAAGTGGTCATTTCCATCACGGACATGGCCGCCAGTTCGTTGCCGATGTTTTTCTGAATGTCGATCAAGTCCTGCACGGTCATCTTCTCCATACCGGACAGATCCAGGCTGTCGTACTCCTTGCCCTCGAACTTATAAGGTTTATCAAACTTCACGATATTGTCCATTGCTGTTTCCTTTCCAAAAGACAATCAGCCGCCCCACGCCGGGACGGCTGACTTCTTCATGTATCGGGTTTAGATAAGAGCGTTGATCTCGGCACGCATATCCTCGCCATCAACATAGTAGCGGCCTGCAAACTTGTCGATGTCGATAACGGTAGTACCGTCAACCTCCATCAGGTAACGGGTAACTTCCAGCGTGGTGGTGCTTCCCATGGTGTCAGCACGCTTCAGCTTGCCGGGATCCAGCTCCTTGGGACGACCACCCAGGACGACGCGCAGGCCCTTGTAGGTGTAGCCGCCGTTCTTGTTGTCGTTCTGCATAGCAGCACGCAGGGTGATCTGGATGTTCTTGTTGGGGTTCATCATCTTGGTGGCGTAGCTGTACATGGTGTTCCAGTTCAGCGTTGCCTCCATGGATTCAAACTGACCGGGCACGGGGGAATCGACTTCGCCCGCAATGCCCATGCCGGACACGGAGGTGGTCTTGTTCTTGATCTTGGGCAGGGTGATTTCATCCGCCAGACCAATGAGCAGGTCATCTTCCGTGTACGCATTGTAGTCATTGATGACCTGGGGAACCAGGTCACTGGAAATATTCAGAGCCATAGGTCATTCCTCCTGCTTACAGAGACAGAGCCGAGGTCAGCGCGCCGGCCTCATACTCCATGGTGTTGTTGATCTGCTTAAAAGGCGGGAACGGCGTGCAGAACTGATAGAAGGAGTAGTGGCCTGCAACCAGTTCAGCAGTCGTGTTGCGGTCGGGGTCTGCCTTCATGCTGTAGCTGGCGCATACCTCGGTAGAGACATAGACACTGCCCTTCATGTTCTCGCTGTCGATGATGGACTGAAGGCGCTTCTTGTTCATCGGCTTGTCCAGCTTGCTCATGTTATCCAGAACAAAGCTGGTCCAGGAGTGGTTGAAGAAGCGGCGGACGCAAAGGAAAGCGTCCTTCGGGTCAGTGTTTTTCGGGTAGCAGCAGGTCTCATTGCCCCACACAACAAAGTCGCCGGAGCGGATGAAGGTCGCCACGCCCTGCTCATTCAGCACATTGCCCTGCTCCTGATCCATCAGGACTTCGGTGCCATCTTCCAGGCAGGCGGAGGAAATGGGTACGCTGACATTGGACGGGCTGGCATTGGGCGTATCGTTGTACAGGCTGTCGTTGTAGACTGCCGCAGCAGCGGCCAGAGAGCTACCGCTGTAGATGGTGCTGCCGATCTTGCCGTACAGCCACAGGGCATATGCTTCACGAGAAGTTGCGCCCTGCTTGACCTTCTGGTTTGCCACATCGGTGTACTTGCGTGCACCGGAAGCAGAACTGTCGATGTCAACGAAGCACACAGCATCGAAAACGCCGTTGATCTTGCGGCACTTGGCCTGAAGTGCGGCACACACCATAGGATCCTTGGAGAAGCGGGGTGCCAGCAGAATGCCGGGAACCATGCCCAGCTTGGGGAACACCTGCCTTACCACTTCCAGACCGGTTTCTGCACCGGTGGCCGCATTCACGCCGCCCACGATGTCAGCAGCGGTAATCTTGGTCGGATCCAGAATGGAGCCGGAAACAGTCAGGGCCGTTGCCCCGTCGCCTTTGCCGCCGTTGACCAGGGCGATGCTAACAGTACCATCATCATTGAAGCTGGCAGTATAGTCCTCGTCCGCCGTGAGCACGGTCTGTTCCTTCTTCACCACCAGCTTTTTCAGCAGGATGCCGGTCTCGTCGATCTCCGCGATGCCATCATTCACCTGCACGGTCTTGTTGGACAGTTCGGTGATATGCTTTGCATTTGCAGGATCCAGGACGTTGACCACGACGATGGGGGAAATGCCCATCACCTGGAAGCTGGCGCTCACAGTCTCGCACAGGGTATACTTTGCAAAATCGCTGGAATAGCCCACTGCGGCGGCAGCCTCTTTGAAGGTGTTCACCAGCAGCGGCGTGTTCACCGCTGCTTCCGGGTCATCCAGCATATTAACGGGGGCCGTACCCACAACGATCTGCAGGCCGGAGTTGACCGTTACCGGAGCGGTGACGCTGGTCGCTGCTTCGGTCTTGTTAAAGCCATGCGAAATAGCCATCTGTCATATCCTCCTTACTTCATCAGGGCAGCAGCCTTGTTGCAGAGAATATTTTCTCTGGTGCCGTCCTGTTCCAGTTTCACCCGCATTTCAGCGAGTTTGTCCAGCGGAACGATCAGTGCTTTCAGAAGCGGCACCTGTTCCACTTTTTCTTTCAGCTTGTCGGGCAGGCCGTCCACGAAAACCGTGTACTGCGGTGCGATGCCCTTGATGGTCGGGCCGCAATATGCCACGGGAACCTGCACCTGCGCTACGGTCTGTTCAGGCTGATTTTCCTGAACTTCTGCCGCTGCTTTCTTTTCAGTGCCCATATTAAATCAACGCCTCCACTTCTTCATTTTTCAGTGCGTTCGGGGTCTTGCAGATCAGATTCACAATTCCCCAGTAGTAGTGATCCATGTCATCGTCCGAAAGTTCCCACTTTCTGGGATAGCCCACCTCAAATGCCCCGCCGAAAACCGGCTTGCGCTTGAAGTGCTGCATAATCGTTTCTTTGATGTTTACGGTCTCCACATACCCCTGCCGATCAATTCCACGGTCATAGCTGCAAATAACCAGCTGCATGAGAACCAGCTGCGGATCATGGTCATTATCGACCTCGCCGCTCGATTCGATTACGATGATGCAGGGGTACATGGCATCGTTTGTGTCAATGTCATCATCGTTGTCCGTCTGTGTCGGCAAAAACTGCTTATAAATCTTGAGGGGCTTTTCTCCCTCCTGTCCGGTAAACTTCATGTCCCGGAACAGTTTTTCCAGCTCGTCCATCATGGCTTGCTGGCACATTTCGCTGGTATACCCGGTGATCTTTTCGGCCATATCAGATTACACCCTTTCGCTTTGCATTGGCGATCAGCTGCCGGATTCGTCGTTCGGTGTTGTCCTGAAGCATCTGTTCCACGGTCGTTTCCTGCATTTCCCACACCGTGTGGTGCATCGCAGAGCCGGAAGGGCTGGACATCGTGACCAGCTTTTCGTTCGGCTTCCAGCGTTCTTTTCCACTCTCGGTATAGTCTTTGTCAGCTGGCACGCCCAACTGGCGCTGTACCATACCGATGTGCTTCGACTTAAACTGAACCAGGAAGCCCTTGCTCCTTTCGCCGGTTCCGCTCAGACCAATCATCGGACTGCCTTTCAGAACGTGTGCCTGAAAAACAGGCGGCGCATTGCGAACAGACGGACCCATGAAGGGCTTTGTGGGGCTGGTTCTGAAATAGCCCAGGTCTGCCCGGAATGCGCCGGGGTCGTTCTTCATGATGGCAAGGATAGCCGTCGGGTGGCGGTTGGTCGCTCTCTGCCGCTGACGCAGATCTTCGATCATACGCCTGCCAGCCGCGTTGAGGTCATAACGGTTCTTAACCTCGGTCAGCATCAGCTTTCGCGTCTGTCTGGCCGTGGTGTTGACCGCCACCTTCAGCGCTGCCGGGGTCTTGTTCGACAACACGCCAAGGGCACGGGACACTTCTTCGTCATTGACGGAAACCGTCATGGTGGAAGCGTCGTAGTTGGTATGGAAGTATGCCACCTTACCTCACCCTTTCCAATTCCATCCGGTAAACTCCCGCCTTCAGGGAGCAGGACTTGATTTTGTAGTCCCGCTTCTTATCCAGTGTGATCTGCTTACCGTTCTTTGGCATCGGGCCGTAGTCTTTCTGTTTCACGAACAGCAGCAGATCGGCCTTATACATTCCCTGGTCAAAGGACTGTTTTGCTCCGCCCTCCCAGTGCGCCGCACGTTCATTTACGCCGGGGTGCTGGGTAATGCAGAGCATCTGCTTATCATCTATGTAGCGTTCTTCTGCAAACTCGTTCAGGTTGAAGAACACCGTTTCCACATCCTGCGCCACATAGTCTTTGAACGTAGGGAGCGGCTTCGGGGTGTCCGGTTCGCCGTAATTCTGGTCAACGTCCAGCATATCAGCAAACCTCAGCCACCAGCCAGGAATCCACCTTATCAGGAATCAGCAGCGGGTGGCTCTGAAGCTCAATGAAGCGACGGTCGGGACGATGCTCCACATAGGTGCGCAGCAGACGGTCGCCCTCAAAGCTGTGCCAGTTGCCGCCATCATCCAGATAGTTGCACAGGCCGTAGGCACGCATGAAGTTTGCGTTGCTGGGGATCATCAGCACCATGTTATCGGGAATCAGCGGCTTGGTCTCGCCGGTCGCGTCATCCAGATAAACTTCGTCGTAGCCGTAAACGTCCACACCGGGCAGGTTCAGGTGGCCGTAATAGGTCAGGCCACCTTCCAGCTCTTTGGGTGCCATGGAACCGATGTCGAAGCGGCGCTTGTCCATCAGTTCCAGAATCTTACCGTCAGCCATGAAATTGTCGGCTGCAACCTTGCCCATGACGACCATATCTGCGTTGGCAAAGCCGTTACGGCTCACCAGCTGCTTCCAGTCGCGCAGATTGCCCCAGGGGTCAGCGGCGGACTTGCCCCACTGCTTCGTGCCTTCAAGAGTGATCTTGTTGCCAAAGCCGAAGTCGATGACTTCATCCACGCCCTTGCCCTTGACCTTCAGCTTGCCGGTGGTAAGCACCTGTGCGGCCATCCACTCTTCGCGGCGGGTGGTCATGTCGTTCAGCTGGTTGTATTCCTCGATCAGCTTTTCTGCTGCACGGTCTGCCGGGGTGCGGCCAGAGAACAGATCTTCACCGGGCAGGCGTTCCATGTACTGGTCTGCCGTGCTGATGGTCGCCGGGTTGATAAGGGGCGGTGCATAGGATTTGGTCTCGTAGCCCTCGCTCTGCACGATCTCGCCGCCAACCAGCGGATGGATGAATGCAGCCATCTTGCGATTGCCCTTGACAATATCAATGTCAACGCGGCGGGTCGGGAAGGTTTTCACGTTGGAGAAAAAGCGATCCCGCAGAAACGTGCGGATCGGCGGGGTGGTGCGAACAACCTCGATCAGGTGCCGAGGCTCATAAATGCTTACTTCATTAGCCATAAATGTTGTCCTCCTTACTTCAGGAAAATGCCAAGATTGCGCAGAGGGACTTCAACGTCGTCTACGCTCACGTTCTTCGGCAGCACAAGGCCAGCAGCGAAAAACTCACCGGTCAGATAAATCGTCACTTCTTTGTCTGCCTCTGCACTGTCAGCGGTAATACCATACAGGCCGGTAAGAACCGCCTGACCTGCACCGGCTGCATCTGCAACCGGCTTCACTTTGCCGCCCTCGATCAGAACAAGGGCGTGTGCTTCAACCGCTGCACTGGCCGTCTTGGTGGCCTTTGCGATGCCGATGTCGGTTCCGGCAATGAAATATTCCGGGGCCGTGCTGAAATCTTTTCTTGCAAGATCCATGCTCATAGTTCCGTCCTCCTTACTTCACGCCGTTAGCCTTGCGGATTGCATTCATGAATGCCTTGCTTTCCTCATCCTCGGCTTCAGGGTTTGCGGGCGGCGTGTTGTCGATGCTGTTGGCGTTGGAGTTTTCCGCAGCTTCCTTTGCATTCTTCAGATATTTCTTGCTCTGCTCCTGCTGTTTTGCCTTCATGCTGGCAATGACAGCCTTTGCAAAGGATGCAGAATCAACGGGCTTCGTAAACTTTGCCTCGTTGGCCTGATCCTCTGCACCGGGCAGAGTTGCGTTCTCGATCTCCTGAATGCGGGTGCGCTCGGCAGTGGTGGCCTCGTTCTCGATGCTGGCTACCAGATCCGGGTACGCCTTGCGGAGATCATCCGTGGTCTTGATGTCCATGTCTTTTACCTCCCCATGGTCATTGCGTTCCGGCTTTTCCGCCGGGTTCATATTTTCAGGTCGGTTCACAGGTTTTTCCGTAACCCGACTTCTGACAAAATTGGGTGCTTCGTTGAACGGGGTGTTCATGCTGATGCTGTTGACGAACAGAACACCATTGCGATTCTCCACAACGGAATCTTCTGCATCGTCATCCACCTCGTCTACGAAGCCTTTTTCTTGGGCTTCCGTTGCCGTCCACCAGTTTGTTTCATCCATCCACTTGGCGCATTCATCCTCAGTTTTACCGGACTTCTTGGCGTACAGAGTAATGATGCTGCTGCGGATGGTTTCAAGTGCTTTCAGACAGTTCTTCATGTCCTCTGCGGTCAGGTAGTCGCAAACGCCCATGCTGACCGGATGAACCATGTAGCTGCCGTCTGACGCTGCCACAACTTTGTCCGCATGGCAGGCAACGATGGTGGCGGCGCTTGCGCACAGCCCGTCAATGTGGGCGGTCACGGTAGCGGCATTGCGTTCCAGCATATTGCCAATGGCCTGGGCCGCAAAAACGTCGCCACCGCCGGAGTTGATGTATACGGTGATTTCTTTCACATCGCCCAGGGCGGCAAGGTCGTCCGCAAACCGTTTCGGGGTCGCTGCGTCCTCCCACCAGCTGCGCTCAGAAATATCGCCATAAAGCAGCAGTTCCGCTTTCTGGTCATCGTCGGCCAGATTGCGGAACTGCCAGAACTTATTATTCGTTGACTTGGGGTTCGTCTGGGAATTGGCTTTGCCCATTGCAACCTACCTCCTTCATTTTTTCCATTTCACTTTTGCGCTGCCGCATATTGGCCCGCCAGCTTCCGCCGGTCATCTGTGCCGTTTCCTGTTCGGCAGTGGAAATGCCCTGTTCCATACGCAGGATAGCCGCCTCGATTTCTTTCTTCGCATCCAGATTGGTGCGTGCCGGGCCGTTCCAGTTACAGGCCATATAGGCTTTTGCAACAGCCGGGTCATCGAAGAAGCCCGGCGCATTGATACGTCCACGGGCTACCGCTTCGGCAAACCACTTTTCGTATGTCGGCTGGCAGAAGTCCGCTGCAAAGCTGTCCCGCATCACATCGCACGTTCTCCAAAACTCGTTCAGAGAACCGCGGCTTGCGGAGTAGTTGGAGCTGAACTTCTTATAAAGCACCTCGCTGGGCACTTCAATACCCGTCGCCACCTGGTTGGACATAGCTGACATAAAGCCGTCATATGTCGTGGTCGGATGTTTCGGATCAAACGTGTCAGGTGTTTCGCCGGGCGCAAGGTCAAACACCGCAGACGGCGCAAGGTTGATTGCCAGTTCATCAGGCGGAGTGTTCGGATCCTCTGCCTTGTCGGGCGGATCCTCACCAAATGGCGCTCCGCTGACCGGGTTATCATGTTTGATGAACAGTGTGATGGAGGATGCTACGATGGCCGCAGCTAACTCTGCATCCGTGTATCTGCCCATCTGCTTCATCGTGGGCAGTACCGGTGCCAGCAGGGGAACGCCGCGCCGCTGCCCGGCGCGTTCCCTCTGGGTGACGCACAGGATGTTCGGTTCTCCCGTTTCTTTGTCACGGGCTTCCACCCTCGTCCAGGTCAGAGGCAGCGGATTATCATAGGCCAGCGGGTGCCTGCTGGCTACCCAGTAGGCAATAACCGCACCGCTCTTGTCCGTTTCCACGCCCTGAACGATCTGGTGCACATTGATACCGTCCACCTTGCAGGGATTCATTCTGTCTGTGCGGTCAGGACTGCACACCTGGTCAGCCTCGATCAACCGGAGCTGCAAGGCATACGGCCAGTTCCCACGTTCTTTGAACTGCACTGCTGCAAATACGTCACCGTTCATCAGGAAGCTGGTGAATGCCAGTGTTTGCAGCCGCCAGAAGTTATCCATGCCGCTTGCATCACAAGCTGCGCTGTCCGCCCACAAGCTGAACTCGCGGGAAATTTCCGCCTGCAAATGGTCAGCCTGTTCCTCGGTCAGGTGCAGATAGTCCGCATCGACCTGGGGTGTCGGCACAAGGCCGCTGCCCACCACATTAGTGCGCAGGGTCTTGATTGCACCGGCCGCCAGTGGAATGCCCATGTAGGCATCCCGGCTCCGCTTGCGCAGCGTTTCCAGATTATCCTCGATGTCCTCTTTTGCACTGCCGCCGCCAACGTGCCAGCTCCGCATAGAGCGGGATGTGTGGGAAGCGCCATAGTTCCCGTAACCGGTGCCGTTGTTTATGACAGACAGCGCCGTGCGGGCCACAGCACGGCGATACCCCTTTTCAGGGGAGATCGCCGCAATGGCCTTATCAAGGAAATTCGCCATGTGCTCCACCTTCCTTACACGTCATGCGGAGAGAAGTGGTAGATCCGGTTTCTGCCCCGGCCCCTTTCCTCCGCTTCCGCTTCAGCCACTTTCTTTTCCCAGAAAGCAATGCTTTCCCGGATCTGTTTCAGGCTGGCGCGGGTCAAGACCATCTGCTCGATCTGGTAGCTTTGACCGGTCGATACGGCGGCCTCGGCTTCCAGCCACATATCAAGGTGCCGCTGGGCGGTCTCTTTTGAAATAACAGGCATTGGTTAGATACCTCCCGATCTCCTTCTGCGGTACTGGCGCTGCTGTGCAGGACGCTGTGCATCCTCACCGGGGATTTCCAGACCGGGCGGGTTGCTGATTTCCAGCGCAGCCGTCGCGTAGTTCCGCACGTCAAATGCTTCGTTACGTTTCTGCGCCGGATCCTTCAGCTCCCACCGTTCCACTTTGCGGCCAGACTTCCAGCGTGTGACCTTGTGTTCCGCAGTAAGCATCTTGAAATAATTTTCGTCATACCCGGCATCTTCTGCCGCCGGGAAGTGGCAGTAGTTTGGGCCTTTGATAAGCACTTTCAGCCGTGCAAGGACATGGTTCTTTCCGGTGTCAACGCCAAGGGTGAACAGTTCGCCCTTGACGCGGTTATTCTGGGTTGGGTTGCGCAGGTAGGGTACGTCCATGCCGCCGCGGCCTTTGATGGCCCAGATATGCCGTTCCTCCCGTTCTTTGCAAAACCGGATGACCTGATCCGGGAAGTGGCCGCCACTGTCCATGCAGACAGACCGCAGGGACAGTTCCGTGCCGTCTTTCTTTTTCCATGTACGGGAAAGGAACTCGTCCAGGTCTGCCCACACCTGACCGCGTTTCAGGTCGCCGTAGATGCGTTGGTACCGGATGCCCCAGCTTTCTCTGCCGATACCCCAGCCCACCACTTCGGCCTCGAAGCGGTTATCCTGGGTATCGACACCGGCTGTCAAATACACCACGCCGTCCGGGACTTCGGCCTCGTAGAACTCGCGGCGGTCCAGCAGGTTGTTTGCCTCCACCGCTTCGCCCGGTTCTTCCCACGGTAAGCCCAGGTCAGTGTTCACAAAGACCTGCATCTTCTCGTAGTCTCCGCGCTGTGCATCCAAGTCAGCAGCAATGAAGTCCTCCACGATTTTGTCCCACCCGCAGAGGGTGGAGCCGATCTTGTTCATGTGGAAGCCCCGCACAGACCGTTCCGGGTGTTCTGCGTGCCACTTTCCTTGCAGGCTGTTTTTCTTCCAGCGGTATTCGTTGTCAAGGCAGCCACACTCGGCACAGCGGTATTGCACGCCGCCTTCCGGCCACTTTTCCTTGTCGAACACCATGTTGTCCCAAACAAAGGGCTGATAAAAGCCGCAGTTCGGGCAAGGCACCGTCCATTCCTCTTGGGTGGATGCGTTGAACTCGTCCAAAATGCGGCTGTTGTTTTTGTCGGTGGGGGTCGATACCAGCACCGTCTTGTAATCCCAGTAGGTCGTTTGACGCTGCTCGGCCAGCATGACCGGGTCGCCTTCTTTGCCGGCGCTGGCTTTGTAAGCGTCCACCTCGTCCGCCAGCAGCACCTTGATGGGGCGGCCGCGCAGATCGGTCGGGGCGTTTGCGCCAACGATGGTCAGTTGACCACCGGCGAAGTTCTTTTTCATGATCGTGTTGCCGGAGTAGCGGCTCTTGTTATCCACAAGGCCCCGAAGCACCGGAGTGTCCCGGATCATAGTTGCCAGACGGTCTTTGCTGAAACTTTCACCCAGGTTCACCGTAGGCTGCACAATCATGATAGGGGCCGGGTAGTAACTCATGTAGTACCCGATGGTGTTCAGGATCAGACCGTCCGTCTTGCCGGACTGGGCGCACATCATGGCAACCACCTTCCGGATGTGAACATCCCCGATGGCATCCATGATCTCCCGCTGGAAAGGTGCGTTGTCCGTATTCCAACGGCCTTGTGCTGCGGATGCTTCCGCCGACAAGCGGCGGTAGTTATCTGCCCACTGACTAAGGGTCAGGTTCGGGGGCGGCTTCAGCGCACCCAGTGCCCGGCTGAACATCTGTGCAGTCTGCGGTTCCAGGTGGATCATTGCCATTGTTGCCGCCGCCTTTCTTTACACAGCCGCCGAACGGGCAGAACTGCTGGATCTCATTCAGCCGGGTTCCCCAGACACAACCCCGGCATTTATTCTTCCTGCTTATCTTCGGGTTCCTCCCCCGCTGGTGCTGCCAGCGCAATTTCGGGGTCACTCAATTCCACAAGTGCTTCCTGCACTGCTTTTTGCAGAATGTCGTGGGCTTCCGCCGGGTCGGTCAGCTGGGCCATGGTACTTGCGTACTTAGTCGGGATGGTTTCCAGCCTGTTCTTGAAATTTGCAAAGATGGTTTTCAGGGCGCGTTCCACGTCCTCGGTGCGGTGCAGGTCGCCTTGGGCTTCCTCCATCCGCATTTTCTCGATCTTGCCGCGGGTTTCCTCCCTCTCGGCACGGGCAGCAACAAGGCGGGCTTGATCGTCTTTGTTGCCGATCTTGAAGTTCAGGTATTGCCGGACGCAGACCTTCATGTCAAAGACACCGGGCCGGACTTCGGACAGCACGCCCTGATCCCGCAGGTTCCGCACCTGACGGTCAGTGATGCCCAGCCATTCGCCAACGGCCTTACTCGTGTACAGCATCTTTGTCACCGTCCCCCGGTTCTCCGATCTCGCCGGTCGCCCGGATGCGCAGCAGTTCAAGCCGCTGCTGTTCGGTTTCCAGGTGCAGCTTGTCCATTTCGTTTTTCTGCATCTGGGCCGCCGCAGACAGGATGCGGCCATGAATTTTGTTCAAGGCTTCCTGCAGCTGCAAGATACGCTGTGCCGGGGTCTCCTTCTGATACATACCGATCTGCTGGTTTGCGCCGTCCCGCTTCCGCTTGCCACGTCCGCCGGGTACTCGCATATCCATGACGCTGGATGTAATCATCTGGTCAGGCGGTAAAGCCTGATACTCTTTGATCTTGTCCAGAATGTACTTTTCCCGGAGCAGCAGTACACCGATTTCGTGGGAAGTCAGCTCGGTGCTGTTCCGAGGCGCATTCTCTACGATCTGTTTTTCTTCCGGGGTGAGCTTGTCAAAGAAGATGGTCGCATAGGCTCCATCCTTCATTGCATTCTCATTCCCGACAGGTGCCCCGCCGCCGGGGTTGCCCACGGCGTTTTTGTTTCCCGGCTGTCCGCCGGGCTTCCGGGGTGCGGGCGGGCCCCACCCGTCCTTTGCCTTCCAGCGGCGGACCGTATCATATTTAAGATGGAGATCGTCCGCCAGCTGCCGAAGATTCACTTCTCCGTCTTTCTCCATCCGGGCAATGTACTCAGCGCGGGCGGCATCGCGCTCATCGCTTCGCCTTGCCATTTGGTTTTCCTCCAATAAAAAATGCCCCGTCTGGCAAATCATCCAGGCAGAGCATTCAGTTTCGCCGCCGGTCCTGCGGCATTTCTTCGGGTCACTTACAACTTGTAAGCAACAGTGTATGAAAAAGGCCCCTCGGTTCGCCGCCGTGGGGCCTCTCTCCATAATTCCACTGTACTAAGTATAGCACCAAAACCGTCTTATAACGTCTTATCTTTTTCCGGTTGGGGCTTTCAAATGTAAACACTTTATGACATAGCCACCATTTTGCCAGCCCCGGCAAGATGGTCTATCCCGATTTTGTTGACCTCAACAAGATCACACCGGAATGATTTGTTGGCACCGGCAAAACGTGAGTTGCGTACAAATTGTAAGCATTCACCATCCCGGTGACGTTACCGCCATGTTCGCCCCATACTTACATTTTTTGACCCGTACCCCCTTTTCGTGGGTCAAAAACGCGGAAGTCCTTCAAAAAATTATGCACCTAGAAATATTTTGGGGCTTCGGAACCCGCACCGCGCCCGCCGGCGGGGGGCAGTACCTTTCCGGCGGCGGGGCCGGACGGGGCGACGGCAGGCCGGGCCGGTGC